TGCAAATATTGACTGAACAAAAAGCAGACTATGATGCCAGACTAAACTCAGTTAAATCTAAACTTCACAGTGTACAAGTTGATGGTGCACTATTATCAGCAGCCAGTTCACGGAATGCCGTGAATCCGTCTCAAGTAGCATTGCTACTAAAAGATAAAGTGACATTAACAGATGACTGTGAAGTTCACGTTCTGAACGACAAGGGAGAAGTTATGTACGATAAAGAAACAGCCTCTCCAACAACTGTTGAGACTTTAGTTAATAATTTCTTAGATGCGTCACCACATTTCTTAAGAGCAGGCCCTAGTGGTTCTGGTTCTGTAGGCACAGTGGGAGAAACAACAAATAACGCAGTGGACATATCTAAATTAGATATGACCAACCCAGCAGACAGAAAGACTTATAAAGAATTGATGAATGCAGGTAAATTAACAAACTATTAATATAAGGAGTCATAACAATGGCAAATTCAGCATACGCATCGGGCATCAACTTAGATGCATTGATGGTAAACACAAAAGCCGCGACAGTATATGCCGCGCAAGAGTCCAGCCTATATCTATCGGGTGGCATCGTACCTATGGTAAACGTACCAGCAGGTTCAATTACAGCACAAGTCCCAGTAATGGGCGCGGTAACAGCAACTAAACTATCAGCAGAAGCGGCACCAGGTGTAGACCTAGACGCAGTTCTTCCTGCTGATGTTAAAAAACAAATCACTTTAGACCTCCATGCGGCACGTTCAGTAGTTCGTGACCTTGGTGGTGTTGACCCACAAGAAATTGGTCGTATATTAGGTTCAGCAGTTGCAAAATCTGCCGACACTACAGTTACAGCGGCTATGAAAGACTTAACAGGTCAAGAAATGGCAGGCGCGGCTGGTACAGCAGACTTGGCATTAGCAGATATCTTTGCGGCAGTAGAGACAATTCGTGGTAACGGCGAGACTGGTGAGTTATTCGGTATTATCTCAACGAACCATTACGCTAAATTGTTAGAAGCAATTGGTAACAATGCATTCGCTGGTGGTGACTTCCAAACATCGGCTATGAGAAATGGCTTCTTTGGGAAAATTGCAGGTGTAAATTGCTTTGTTTCAAGTTACCTGAACAACACAGATATGGGCGTTCCAGGAACACCATTAACTATCAACCCAGCAATGGCAGTATTCTCTGGTGATGCACTTAGAGGTGCTATCTCTGGTGGAATTAACCTAGAGATTGAACGTAGGGCCGCTGCGGTTGGATTTGATGTTGTGGCGAGTGCCGCGATGGGGGCAGATACAATTGATGCTTCTCGTGGTGTTATCATTCACGACGACCAATCATAATCCTAACTTAGGACTATAACGAAAGATATGAGGGCATTGCCCTCATATCCTCACAAAGGAGAATAACATATGACGATGTCAACTGACGCAAATTTGATAGAATATTTACCAGAGATACTAAACTATGGTATTGACGAGTTTCCGGCAGAACACGGAAGAGCAAGAGATGATATTCTTCGTAGATTGAGAACAGAATGGTGGCCAAAAACATCGTACACTGGAATAGATAATGAAATGGATTCTACAAAACTGACAGAATCACAATTTACAAAGTGTGCAACATACTTGGTGTTGGCTGATTATGCACTCCCACAACTCACAAAATGGAACTCGGAGGGAGAAGAAGACAGATTTCAAGTGATGATGAACCATTACCAGAAAAAGTATGAAGAAGAATTTAACTCAATACTATATGATGGTGTCGAGTATGACTCTAACGATGATGGAGTAGTTAAAGACTACGAAAAAGAAGCAAAACATTACAGCAATAGATTGTACAGATAATGTCAAGGCTAGACACAAAATCATTTAAAAGAGACCTAAAGAAATTAAAAAAGGGTGTAAATAAAGGAATAACAAAAGGGAATGAGAAAGCAACAGAAAGTCTGTTAAATACTATACTTGAAAGAACAGCAAAAAGCCGAGGATTAAAAGGCACATTTCCAAAGTACACCAAAGAATATGCAAAAAGAAAAAAGAGCAAGAAAGTAGATTTAAGAGTGTCAGGTGATATGTTAGATTCACTTAGAGTGACAAAAAGACAGAATAATACAATGCTAATAGAATTTGCTGATAAGAAACAAGAAAAGAAAGCAGAAGGTGTTAGCGAAAAGCGTCCATTTATGGGCTATACAAAGAAAGAATGGCGAGAATTTCAAAAAACATTTGGTAAAGAATTTAAGAGACACATATGAGTACTAAAACAAGTTATAGAGAAAACATCGCCAAAGATATTGTCAAGGCGATAAGAAGTATTAAGTCGGTACGATATACAACTAGAGATGTAATCGAACCTGATGAATTAAGCGATGCACAGTTTCCAGCAGTGCTAGTTCAGACTGGCTCAGAAGTTAAATCAGAGTCAAGTATGGGTCACGACAGAATGGGAACAATTGAATACGAACTGACTGGGTTTGTTAAGGGGAAGTACTTAGATACTGCCCGAAACAAATTAGCAGATGCGTTAGAAGAGAAATTGTACGAAGACAGAACACGAAACTCGTATGCTGTTGATACAATAGTAACGGAAGTCATTACTGATGGTGGTGTGATATTTCCGATCGGTGCTATACAAGTTATGGTCACCGTTGAATATATTCACCAGTCAGGTGATTTAACAAAGTAAATCTTAAAGGAGATTAATTATGGCAGTTATAAAAGGTAAAGACGGAACAGTTTCAGCAGGTGGTTCTAACGTAGCCAACGTTACATCGTGGAGTTGTACACAAGAAGCAGACGTCCTAGAAACGTCAGCGATGGGAACAGGCGGCGCTAAAACATACGTTGGTTCAATGACATCTTGGAGTGGAACAGTTGAATGTTTCTTAGATACATCAGCACAACACGGCGCATTGACAGTTGGTGATTTAGTTTCAATAGTACTAGACACAGATGGTTCTGGTTCTTCAGCAGGTTCAGTATATTCTGGTGATGTTATCATAACGTCAGCGGCTACAACAGTTGGAGCAGCCGATATTGTTACAGTGAGTTTTGATTATCAAGGCACTAGTACTTTAACGATAGCGTAATAGTATGAGTGTTTTAAACAATGCAAAAACGCATTTCAAGGGTGTAATAGGCGGTGATTTAGTTTCGATTGATGTTGAAGAATGGAAGACAAAGATATACTTTAAACCATCTGCAACATTAAAGCAAACAGAAGCAATAATCGCCTTACACTCTGAAAACAAATTAGCCGAAGCCATGGCTACCGTATTAATCATACGGGCGTTAAATGAAGATGGAAGCAAAATGTTTGTGGGAGCAGACAAGTACGACTTGATGAACAATGTAGACCCATTGGTCATAACTCGTGTGTCATCAGAAATATTAGACTACGAGCCTGAAATTGAGGATATAAAAAAAAAGTAGAAACGGATAACGATGTCTATTTTATGTTCCAACTTGCGGAACATCTGAATATGAAGGTTGAAGACATTATGTCAATGTCTAGGACAGAATATGCTGGTTGGAACACATATTTTGAACTGAAAAATGAAAGGAGCAAATAATGCCAAACCAGTACACAGCAAAAATTCAGATAACGGCAGAAGACAAAGCATCAGGCTCAATAGATAAATTATCCAACAAGTTTGACCCTCTTAATAGAAAAGCGAGAAAGTTCGACAAGAATATGTCGAAAGCAGACAAGTCTATTAAGAAGTCAAGCAAGTCAATGAACAAACTAAAATCTGCAATGGGCTTAGCCGCTGTTGCGGGTGCCGCATTTGCTGCCGTTAAACTTGTCGGTAATAAGATTAACGATATGGATAGTTTGGCTAAATCAGCCAGAGCCGCTGGTGCCGCATCATCTAACGAGGGATTCAAGGGATTCCAAGTACTTAAACAAGCAATGAGTGAAGCGGGCATCGAAGCCGCGACATACGATAGAGCCCTGTTACAAACAACCAGCAGACTAAAAGCAGGTACAGAAGGCCAGAAGTCATACAAAGCAATAACAGACAAACTTGGTAACTCAATTAGAACGTCGAACGGTGAATTAAAAACTGGTCCAGACTTGCTAATAGCAATGACTAACGCTCTGAATGATGGCACAATATCAACTGAAGACTTCGCTAAAGTAGTGGGTGGTCGTGCTGGTCCTTTGATTCAACAGCAGTTTGCGTCAATCAATAAGACAGCGGAAGACTTACAAAAGACACTAGACGATACAGCACAACATACTGACATTATCAATTTGAAAGATGCCAAAATGGCAGAATTGTTCAATGATAATATATCCAGACTGAAGAATTCATTTGGTAGTCTGATGACAAAAGCGATACGACCATTGCTACCAGTTCTAAACAAATTAGTCGAGTCTGCACTTAGAGTTATGCCACCAATTGTAGAGAAAATAGGAGCGGCATTCAGTGCTATAGGAGAAGTTCTAGGGCCATTGGCTAAAGTGTTATTCCCATTAATATGGAAGTCATTGTGGCCAGTTAGACTGGCATTTAAAGTATTCGGATTCTATATTAAGACCATTATATTTCCAATATTTAAAGTACTCATAACGATAGTCACAAAAGTGGCAGAAGTTATTTCAGGATTCGTTGATGGAATAATAAAGGCATTCACAGCAATTAAAACATTTGGTGGTAAAATCGCTAAGTTCTTTGGATTTGGTGAGGGTGACGAAATTGAAGTTACTGGTAATAAGAATGTTAACCAAACATTAGATGTCGTTGATAAAATGAAAGAAAAAACTAGCAGTACTAGTACATTCAACAAGAACGGTAAAAAAGGACTAGTAACATCAAGTCTGGCAGTACCGTCAAACTTAACAGTCAACGTCGCTAGACTGAACGTTGATGGTGCTGATCCAGTTGGAAGTCAAAAAGCACTAGAACAATTAATCAAGGGTGTTGCGTCCCAGACAGCAGTAGACGTTCTCATTCAAAACCAAAGATTCGGAGGATTATCAAGTGCCTAGTATACCATTACCAAACAATTTATCTATAAACTCATCATATGCACAGTCGGGTAGAACAAGACTTGTAGAATTTGGTGACGGATACGTACAAAGAACACCGTTAGGAATCAATAATAGAATAAGAAGCATTGTAGTAGTACACGAGAATCTTAGTTCAATAGACGCGGCGACAGTACTATCTGTATATGATAGTGTACAAGCGTCGGGTGACCCAATTACCATAACGTCTAATCAAATGTTAACAACAGACGGAAAGTTTCACGTCTTAGAAGTCAATGTTGAAATGGCAGATAATGATAGAAGAACTATTTCAGCAACTATGAGAGAGGTCTTTGATTTATAATGGCATACATTGAAGAAGAAGTACAAAAATTAGTCACTGACCCTATAGTTGACCTGATAGAGTTTGACTTCACGTCAATTCCTACAAGGACAGAAAAAGTGTATATAGCATCAAGCCTACAAACTGGCTCTGGTCCACAAACTGGACAGCAAGTTAAGTTTCAGTGGCAGGTGAATAATTATGAACACATAGACTTTAAAGCATCTGGATTCTTATCTGACTTAACAGGCTCAACCGCAGAACCTGAGTTGACGGTGGCGGCAGACTTACTATATGCACTATCATCGTGGCCCAATCTTGACCTTATAGACTATAGAGGCGTCATAGTTAAAAGAAGAAGAGTGTTTGTTTCTAATACAGAAGCAGTACAACCACAGTCATACTACATTAAAAAAGTCAGTGTACTCACTTCAAGTGAGATAACATTTGTATTAACACCTAACCGTAGTACAGAACGACTTAACAGAAAAAGTTGCAACATATTGGATATATAAATTATGCCAGCAGATAAGACACATTTAAGAAACAGATATAAAGGTATCCTTGATGTAAACGAGGAGGGTAAATTTGAAGTCGATATGGAGAAATATAATAAAACCGTATTGGCACAAACCAAACAAACAGCCAAAGTTACAAATGCCTTAGATATACACGGGTCACAAGTTCAATTCTCAACATACACCGCCAATAAAAATATTAAAGAAGAAAAACCTGTCACTGCTGATGGTATAGAAATGGGCTACCAAATTGAAAGAGGTGTTGTGCCAATTATATACGGTCACGTTGGAATGTCAAGTACACAGTACGATAAAGGACAAATTCTCAGTGAGTTAGACTCTTCGAAAGTTAGACAAACAATTAGAATACCACTATCTGAAGGTCCTATTGTTGGACTGTCATACCAAGATCCAGCGACAGTTATTGATAACACAAATGTGTACGTAACCCCTGGAATAGCAAACCCAGAACACGCTAAAGCAGTACTCATCAATCGTAAACATATAGTTGACCCGACAACAGACAAAGCAAACTATGAAGATGTTGATGTAGTAGTAACAAAGGGCGCTGGTAACACTACAAACTACCAGACATTCTCAATTACACAGTACGAACCGATAATTGCAAACCCGTCAACTGGTGCATTAGATGTTCCTATTGAAGTTGAAGAACAAAAGACATTTATAAACGACTTATCTGACGTACAAGCAACAGACAAAGGCCCCGACAGTATTATTTATTGGAACTCAGATAACGGACAATGGGAATCCAAATCACTCAGCGAGATGATGCGTGACGCACAAGTTACAGTAACCGGCGGCACGGGCGGCACGGGTGGCTCTGGTGGAGGCGGCGGAGACGGTGGACAAGGCGGAAGTGGTGGGGTCGGCTCATTCGCTGAAGCAATATATTACACTCAATGGAATCCACCACCAACACACGTTAGAGTTCAATACAGTGGAACAGGTCAACCAGTAGACGAAACGAGCGTAGTAACAACTACAACTACAACTGACCCAGAAGAATTACCAGCACAAATAACACCACACGGAGCACCATTAAGAAATATAGACCAAGTAACACCAGAGTTCTCGTGTAATATGTCATTTGCTAACGTTGACGAAAAAGTAAAAGAAATATCGATTATAACGAACTTTCCAGATGGCTTATATAAAGAAATTAAGACTGAGACTGAAACTAAAACAAATCCAAACCCACACGAAGACTTACACCACGAAATTAAAATATGCGACACAATTAGAGAACCATTGGTAGCAATGGGAAGCAGTCTGAAAGATGCACGAGGAACTGTACAATCAGATTGTGG